TATGCGTGGTGAATGCAGATATGAGGGCGTTATTTGCTGTCCACAATTCAACTGTTGTATATCAGATGCGGAAATGAGAGTTATGCAGTTGGTATATGAAGGCTTTAATAATGAGGATATTGCAGAAAGGCTTTATCTTTCCCCTCATACAGTTAAAAACCATATTAAATCGGTTTATTTAAAGTTGGATATTCACGAGAAATCTGAATTTATCCAATATGCCCATAAGAATAACCTTTTCAAAGAATAGATATGATTGATGAAGATGTATTGAAGATAGTCCTTAATGATAAGACTTTTGGTCAACGTGAGGCTGCTGATATAGTTGGAGGTAGATCTCGTCTGTTTCGTTTGGTTGGTTCTGGGGCGATACGAGCCGAAAAGAAACCTGCCAATCGCCAAAATGGAAGATGGTATTGCAATGCTTACGATGTAGTGAAGTACGCTTCCTTAAAATCTTGATTATCAAACTGTTATATCATGTTAATGACAAGTATTTTCAAAGTGTATTTTTTGGGTAAAAGTCAAAAATAAAGTAGTTTTACATCATAATAAAAAGATAATCAATAAGTTATGAAAAGAACACCAATTTTAACTATTTGGGCTTTATCATTGATTATGGTAATATTGCTTGCCAATCCTGATAATGTTTGGTTTTGGATTTCATTTTTTATTTTTTCTTGTTCTTCAATATATATAGAGAAGCATAGTAAAAGATTAGAACATGAAGATGAATAAAAAACGTCCGTATGTAATTCAATCAATTACACTGTTGACATATAATGGTAGTAAGATTCCTGTTTCAGTTGTAGAGGAAAGAATTATAGACATTCCGATTAGGATTATTAAGGAAAAGGTACTTGACGCTTTTTCTTCAATGAAGGATAATCCGGTAGATGTAATACTAAAAGTAAAATATGTATAACTAAATGCACATAAGAGCAATGAAAACAAAAGAAGAACTGTTGGCTATGAGTCACGAAGAACTTGCCAATTATACTGTTGAAGTTCAATTTAAAGCATCCATGTATGATGCCGTGGAACAGAAAAATTCAAGAATGAAAGAATTGTTGGCTGCTGTAGGCATTGTTTATGAAACCTATAAAAGAGAACAGAATGTATGATGAACTATATCAATTGGAAGAAGAACTGAAAAAAGTTGAATCATGTAAACTTGAATATCTTCCTGAATACGGGTATTCGTCTAAGGAAGAAATTATTCAGCTTATCAAGGAAGATATATCCGATGTTAAAGGACAGATTGATCAGAATTTAAAATTACACATTTCAAAGCTTTCGTCAGGATATACTGATAAAATCTTAGAAGAAGAAAGAACCAGCCTTTGCTTAGCGCAGGGGTTATCAAGATATTGTTAAACTTTTAAATATTAGAGCAATGGAAGAAAACAATCAAGTTACAGAATTACAGATTATTCAGGCCAAACAAGCGGCCGAGTTTGCAATGACACCGGTAGGGCAAACCGTGAAACAGTTTGAGGTTATGCAGCGCATGGCCAAGATGTACACTGAAAGTACAATCGTTCCTGAAGCTTATAAAGGGAATACAGGAAATTGTGTGATTGCGCTTGATATGGCAATGAGAATGAATGCTAATCCGTTAATGATAATGCAGAATCTCTATGTTGTTAAGGGAAATCCGTCATGGTCAAGTAAGTTCCTTATCGCTACCATTAACATGAGTGGCAAATACACTTCACTTAGGTATCGGAAAAGAACGCTTGGGAAGGTTGGTAAAGTAAAATACAATGAAACAGTGTGGGATGCTACAAACAGACGCAATACAATCGTTGTAAAAGAGTTCGATGGTACTGATGTGGATAATATTGAATGTATTGCTTATGCCACTGAACTTTCTACTAAAGAAGTTCTTGAATCAGATCCGATAACTATTGAAATGGCAATAAAGGAAGGGTGGTATACAAAGTCCGGAAGCAAATGGGTTACAATGCCAAATTTGATGCTTACTTATCGTGCGGCTGCTTTTTGGCAACGCGCCTATTGTCCTGAAATATCAATGGGATTCTTAACCAAGGAAGAAGTTGAAGATATTCAGGATGCAGAATATGAGGAAATTATTGATAAATCAGCAAAAGCTAATAAACTTGCCGAAATCGCAGCAAAAGCCGCAGGAGTTGAAGAACAACCAAAAGCAGAACAGCCGGTAAATCAGCCCCAAACTAAAGCAAATGATAAACCTATTCAAAAAACGTTGTTATGATAGAAAATGCAGATCAAAGGTCACTTGACTGGTTTAGATGTCGCCTTGGTAACATTACTGGTAGTAGTGTCGGCTTGCTTATGAAAAGCGGCAGAAGTGACATGTTCAGCGATACTGCCAAGAATTACATTTTCCAAGTTGCGGCAGAAAGAGCTATGAATCCTGAGATTGTAAACGATGATATTGCATTTGCCGAGTATTTGTCTGCTGTTAATGTAGAGAGCAAAGCAATGAGATTCGGAACAGAGCAGGAAGCAAGCGCACGTGATTTGTATTCAAGGTTAACAGGAAGGCATATTGTAGAAGTGGGGTCGTGTAAACACCCCACTATCCCCAACTTTGCCAGTAGTCCTGACGGGTTCTTTTATGATGAAGAATCTGGGGAGCGTGGATGTATTGAGATAAAATGTCCGTCTCAGAACACATTTATGAAATATAAGAGTGAAGTTTATGACAATGATTCGCTCCTCAAAGTCAAGTATGAATACTTCTATCAGTGTATGGCTCACATGATGTGCTGTAATGCAATCTGGACGGATTTTGTTGCTTACAATCCTTTCCAAAAAGATCCTATTCACATCGTCCGTATACTACCAGATGAAAAGTTTTTTGCAGAAATGGAGAAACGCATTCGTATGGCAGACGATATTATTAACCAAATAGCCGATATAGAGCAATGAACACACAATTAGCAATTCAAGAAAGCGACCTAGAACTGGTCGTGAGTGAAAAGACGTTAGGTAGTCTTACTACCAACGCAAAGCAAATCAGAGATATGGTAAAAGCCGCTTTGCCAATGTATGATATCTCCAATTATAACGATGAGAATATCGATCAGGCAAAGAAAGACAAGGCAGCTTTAAACAAGGCGGCGAAAGCCCTCAATGCCAAACGTCTTGAAATTGAGAAAGAATTCATGAAACCTTTCGGGGAGTTCAAGGACGTTGTAACCGAAACCGTGAAACTTATCGGCGAGTGCTCTGCCAAGATTGACACGGTAGTCAAGCAGAACGAACAGCAATACAAGGATAGGAAGAAAGCCACTATCAAGACCTACTTTGATGGATTGAATGTTAACCTTGTAGACTTCAATAAGGTTTTCAAGTCTGAGTGGCTCAACAAATCCGCAAGCATGAAGTCTGTATGCAACGATATTGATGCCATATTTGCTAAGATTGAGAACGAACTTTCTACACTAAAGGGGTTTTGTGAGGATTTCGATGTCCTTCGTACTTATTATATGGATACGCTCAATATCTCATCCACCATCCAGTATGCCAACCGTCTGAAGGAGCAGCGTGAGCGTGCCAAAGCAGCAGAAGAGGCGCGCATCAAGGCAGAGCAGGAAAGAAATGCTGCTGAAGAAGCGCAGAGGAAAGAGGAATCCGAACAACTTTTGGTACGTCCTGTCAATCCATTTGCTGTAGCAAGCCAAAAAATAAAATATCAACCTCCTTTTATTAATCAGCCCGAAGCACAACAGCCTGAACTGTTAACGAGAGCTTTCAAAGTCACCACCACTCGTGAGAATATCATTGCCTTGGGTGACTTCATGAATGAACGCGGCATTGACTTTGACAAGATAGAACTTTAATATATACTAAGTTATGAATTATAGCATAAAATTGAATTTACTAAAATTTAAAAACTCCTGCGTTGTAACTGTAAAAGGCGCGACATCTACAAAAAGAGGTGTTTTCATACCTATTGAAGACAATAACATCTTCATATCGGCAGATGATAACCTGAAAGCCAAAGGCGCGTACATTGACTCCACCGCTTGGGAAAACCAGTCGCCCGGCAAGTATGGTGACACGCACAGCATACGACAGTCGCTCGCCAAAGAAATTCGCGAACGCATGACGGAGGACGAGCTTAAATCCGTTCCGTATATAGGTAACATGAAGCCTTATGAGGTGCAAAACGCTTCTTCGTCTGTAAATGCACCCACCGCACAAGTGGATGAAAATTTGGACGATTTGCCATTCTGATGTTATGGACCTATGCAAAACAGATATACAAAATTTAATCCACCTTCTTGATAGATGTGCCGGACTTATAGACAAGTATTGCCGGAAACCTTGTGAGCTGGATAAAGCAAGGCAATGCAGGAAAATTAGTAAGAAACTTAAAAACAAAGCAGAAAATGAAAATTATAATCAACAAACCAACAGAATTTGAAGCGGTCTACTTAGAAGTGGATGCAGGTGTACGCTATTGGGATGACGGATACATCAACGGTATGGAGGATACCGATTGTGAAGAAACGGATGGAATCCCCCAGATGCCTTGTGCCGAATATATGGGAGAACAACACATGGTGCTGCGTGGTTATAACTGGCGTTGGCGACCACTGATAGATATTGAAACAGGACAAATAGTCAACTGGTCCCAAGGAACAACTGCCCGTGTTCATTATAAAGTGTGCGATGATTTCCTTTGTGATATTCTTGATGGGAACAAAAACGTTATCACCTCTTATGACGGATATGTACCTAAGATTATGTGTCCGGCAGATGAAGGATATGGCGACTACATCATTATGAATATTGATGAGAATGGATTTATTCAAGGATGGAAAAAAGAATTGATTAAACGACTAATACAAGAAGAGGACTGATTATGGAAAGCAACATATCGCGCGATCATATTGCGCTTGAAGCGATGAAGTGTATGATGATGACAGCAAAACGCAGAAGAACTTTATGGAATAGAGTTGTAACATTGTTTTTTCCGTCCAAAGAAGCTAGTGTTACAAACTACTACTATGAAGGACAGGCTAAATCAGCTTATCAGATAGCTGATGCAATGATTAAGGAACGTAACAAGACAAAGGAGGAATGATTATGATGCACACATGGTTTGAGTGTAAAATTCGTTACGAGAAAGTAATGGAAAACGGGATGAATAAAAAAGTCACAGAATCTTATTTATTTGATTCTTTATCTTTTACAGAAAGCGAAGGAAGATGTATTGAGGAAATGACACCGTTTATCAGCGG